GGGGAACGTGATATTTGACACGGTTGAGATATTGGGGTTAGAATGAAATGCGGACGTGGGAAGGTGATGAAATATCCGCTGAAACGCTATACATAGATTGGTTATACGCGATAGAGCGGGACAAAATTGCAATTGAATTAACGGTATCAACGCTACACAGGTTAAAATACATAAATGACATAGAATACCGTGAATTTGAGCGTAGCATAAGGGCAGCGAAGCGCGGGATATTTACGCGAAAGGGGGATTGAGGGGGTGGAAAAACATGGACATGCCTATTTTCTATATATATGTCATTGACAGCTACGCAAGCGTCGTGGCATAAGCTGGACAAGGTTAAGCCACTTTGAAAACTAAACAAACCCAATATTTTGTTCAATTTTAATTACCAATTCAGGAAGGTATACAATATGAATGTAACGTATGATACGAGTTAGAAGTTTTCCACATTTCCACAAAGTTTTCAACACCCGTGATAAGTTTTCCACATTTTCGTACTAACGCAGTTGAAAACTTTTTCTCTAAAAACCACTTGACATTTTCAAGCGAATGTGGTACAATAATTATGGCGATAGGGAAACGGAGTTACGACACCGTGCGTTTTACCCATATCAAATAAAAATGAAAGGATAACCCTCGTTTCTCCCTACTGCACAGGTTGGACAAACAAAATAACAACAAGAAAAGGAGCAACAATCATGGCACGAGTACCAATGGTAACCAGAACAATCAAAGGGACGAGAATCACAGTTATGTGCTTGAACGTCACAGAAGCGGAGCCGTTCAACGAAACGGTAGAATTTCCGGAAGTGTTCAAAAACGCAGACGAGGCGCTGAAAGCGGTCAAGGCGCGGATTGACACTGATGAGGTCAAGGCTGTACACATTGTTGGCAGTGAAGTGTTTAAAACGCTGTACGGTATGACCGAGGAAGAATTTCTGTTGAACGCTAAACAGCTCCCACCTCGTGGAACGAAAGCGACAGAAGTCACAGAAGGATAAACAAAATCAACTTAAATAAGAAAAGGGGTAACAAAAATGACAGGATACAGTGCAACGGTTAAGACAAGCAGCAAGGAACTGACTAAGAAGCAGCAGATTCAGCTTGCCGATACCAGCAACGCAGTCCCGTTGGACATGGCGTGTAAAGGTGCAAGTGTAGTTATCAAGCCGGACTTGTGGGCGATTCTTGAGATTCACAACGAGAAGTCCGATAATAAGGACTATGAGGTATACATCATCGTTGACGAGGACGGTGAAAAGTATACCACAGGTAGTGAAGCGTTCTGGACTACGTTCATCAACATTTATAATGAAATGAAAGATGAAACTGAGGAAGAATGGGCTATTGAGGTCTACCACAAAGACAGCAAGAACTACGCAGGCAAGCAGTTTATCACCTGCTCTGTAGTATAAGCTCTATTCGAGGGGGATAGCAAATCTATCCTCCTCAACCCCGAAAGAAGGTGCTATTTTTGGCAAAGAAAATTTCCGAAAAGAAAGCGCTCTATATGAAGCAACGAAAACGTATTCAGAGCTTCATAAAACGTGCAGAAAAACGTGGTTACTCATTCCCATCAGGAATACTTCCACCAATCCCCAAAAACATAACACAAGCCAGTATTAACCGGCTTGCAAAGTTGACCCCGGAGAAGCTCTATTCTAAGGCAACTGCGCAAGTAAAAACTTATGACAAAACTGGACAAGCGTTATACAAAGAAGTAAGCGGAACACAAGCACGGCTTCAAGAGCGACAAGAAGCGGGGCGGCGTGGTTATCAGGCACGAGTTTTAGCGATACAAGAGGGCTATGAAACGGTACAAGAGTACCGTGATAATGACCCATCGGCACCACTAAGCAGGAGTGCAGAAGCTAAAGCAAGGGCAAAGCGGCAAGGTGACAGGCGGTACCGTGAAAGCATTAAGAAGTGGCTAACAGACGAGGACGCACAAGCCTTTGGTTTTGAAAATGTAGATGTTATGATTGATTCGCCATCAGGTGCGCAAATCATAGAAGGGTTACAAAAGTTACGTAGAAACCAAAAAGCTCGTGAGAAGCAGCAGAAAGAAAAAGAAGCAAAAGAGCAAGCGGAGAAAGAAGCAGCAGAAGAACTTGAAAACAGCGGCGTTATTGAATCGGCAGAATCAATAGAAGAAGCAGAGCCGCCGACAGAATCAGCAGCACCGACAGAAGCAGAAACCCCCGGCTATAAGACACCAACAGGTTACACGCAAGACGATATAGACTTTATGAATAGTCCAGAGTTTAAGGCGCACGAAGCAACGCATGGTGTAGTAAATGAAGGTGACTTAATTCTTGACCAGATAAACAGTTTGATAAACTTTTACGATACTCCCGGCAAAAAGTATCTTGAAAATCTGTTAAACTATGAGATGGAAATATACGGGCGCGACAAGGTGCTGTCAGCGTTAGCAATGCTTGAAGATAATGACCCTGATTTGATAGCAGAAATGCAAAACCTCATATTCTACCAGGAACACGGAACATCTAATCACGCGCACCGTGCGTTCAAATCGCTTGCACAGGCAATCCACAGTGTAGGTGAAGGCTATCACACAGGTACAGAAGAAAACAAAATGGAGTTTGCAAGAGCATTAGGTGACGCTATGAGCGCTATGGAAGTGTATGAAGATGTACAATGAGGAAACCGAGTTATGACATCTTTATGGCAGACTTTGAAACGACTGTCTATAAGGGTCAACAGGACACACAGGTTTGGGCGGCAGCTTGCGTGGAATTATTCACCGAGGACGTTCATATTTTCAACAGCATAGGTGAACAGCTTGATTACTTTCTTTCGCTAAAGCACAATGTTATAGCGTACTATCACAACTTAAAATTTGACGGTGCGTTTTGGTTATCATATTTATTAGTTGAGATAGGTTACAAACAAGCATATGACCAGCAAGACCCTAACGACAAAAGTACAATCAAGTTTCGCACTCGTAAGAAAATGGAAAATAACACTGTAGCTTACAGCATATCGGACAGGGGTCAATGGTACACCATAACAATCAAGGCAAAAAACAAAATTATCGAGTTGCGTGACAGCTTAAAATTACTTCCATTTTCTGTGAAACGTATCGGTGAATCGTTCGGCACAGACCACAAGAAACTGGATATGAACTATGAGGGTTTTAGGTACGCTGGTTGTGAGATAACAGAAGAGGAACGCAAATATATAGCAAACGATGTATTAGTTGTCAAAGAAGCGTTAGAAATAATGTACAATGAAGGTTACAAGCGTTTAACCATTGGGTCTTGCTGCTTAGAAGAATACAAGTCTGGGTACACCAAAGAGCAATATAACAATATGTTTCCTAACCAATATGAGGAAAGCATAGACGCAGATTTATACGGTTATCCAACTGCTGGTGCGTATGTGCATAAGAGTTACAAGGGTGGATGGTGTTACTTAGTGAAAGGCAAAGAGAACCAGATTAAAACAAACGGTGTAACTGCCGATGTAAACTCACTGTACCCTTCTATGATGAGCAGCGAAAGCGGGAACAAATACCCAATCGGCAACCCAACATTTTGGAAAGGTGATTATATCCCACCCGGCGTGATAGACAACCCCAATGTTTACTATTTTGTGCGCATTAAAACACGCTTTTATATCAAGCCAAACTATCTTCCTTTCATTCAAATCAAAGGAAGCTGGAAATATGGTAACACAGAAGCACTCACAACAAGCGACATATTTGACCCACAACAAGGGCGCTATGTTGACACCTACACAGACGCAGATGGCAACGAGCATGACACACGGGTAACACTCACACTAACTATGACAGATTACATTCTGTTCCGTAAACATTATTACGCTGTAGACTTTGAAATACTTGACGGGTGTTATTACAACGCTGTATCCGGGATATTCGATGAATACATTGATAAATACCGCAAAATCAAAGTCACTTCCAAAGGGGCAAAACGTGAGTTGGCAAAGCTATTCCTAAATAACTTATACGGCAAGATGGCAAGTAACACAGATAGTAGTTTTAAGGTAGCCTTTATAAAAGACGATAAGACTTTAGGGTATTTTCCGGTAAATGAAAGTGAAAAAGTACCCGGTTACATTCCAGTAGGCAGCGCAATCACAAGTTATGCCAGAAACTTCACCATACGAGCAGCACAAAAGAACTATCACGGGGCAAGTGAACGTGGCTTTATTTACGCCGACACTGACAGCATACATTGTGACCTAGCACCAGAAGAATTGCAAGGTATTAAGGTTCACCCTACAAACTTTTGTTGTTGGAAATTAGAAAGCACATGGGACAGAGCTATTTTTGTGCGGCAAAAAACATATATTGAACATGTTATAGCTGAGGACTTAGAGCCTATAGAACACCCGTATAACGACATTAAATGTGCTGGTATGCCGCAAAAATGCAAAAACTTATTTCAGTTGTCAATGGACGGTTACACCCCACAGGAAGGAGATGATTATACCGATGAAGAAATAAAATTTTTAAGCATAAAGCGGGATTACACTGATTTTAAGGTTGGTTTAATTGTACCCGGAAAGTTATTACCTAAGCAAATACGGGGCGGTATCGTTCTTATGGACACAACATATGAAATGCACGCAAAATAAAACTATGAAGGAGATTATACAATGATTCACAAAACTACAATGACGCACGAGGAACGCCTTAAAGCACGCGAAGGGGCAACCACAGAAGTAGAAGCTCATCAATTGATTGCCCGTGCTATGGGGTTAAAGATTAAAAAAGAAATGGACGCAGAAAAGGAAAAGGAGAGCGACAATAGTGAAGCGTAACCAACTTGAAGCCATTGTTATTAACGAAGCAAAAGCGTATTTAATACCGGGAGCAACAATTAGAAGCGTAGCACAAGAATTTGCACGCAGTAAGGCAACTGTAGCATATGACCTTAGAAACAGGGTTGGCGCGTCAGGTAGACCGGATTTACAGTTGTTGGTAGATGAGAAACTAACCTTAAACGCAAGTGAAGCGCCGTATTTAGGTGGTGCAGCCACTAAATCAAAAGCAGAGAAAAGGCGGTGTGCAGATGGAAATGAGTAAACGGACTTGGGAGTGCCGGAAGATGAAAGATATAAGCTGGTTACGAGTTTTTATAAGTTTTATTGTAGTTATAAGGTCCTTTTTAATAGGCTGGTACATTGTGCCGTTACAGTAATAAGCGAAAGCACCATGAAAAACCATGGTGCTTTCTTATATCCGCAACGACTGGTCTAATAAAGCGGTTAGGATAACCGTCAATACTACACGGCGGTATCTTCCACCCGTCCTACCCGTGTGTTCCAGTATTAGTTACAGCCGAGGATACCGATTTAATAAGAAAGTGCGCTTAAAATAACTTCTTTACATTGCAGATTTTTGAATCTAAAACAACCACGCTCGAACATATAACGCAGATTGGCAAGAACTATGTCATTCCTTCTAAGCATTACATAGTTAATGTTGTGGTCATCTGTAGTAACAGTGATTTTACTCTTGCAAGTGTAATCTGGTCTATCATCCGCGTATAAATAGCCGTCATTAAAATACTCACGCACAGCATAGTCTTTTCCCATATACTTCAAGGTGACAACGTAACGATTAGCTCCCGTTGGTTTATCAATGAACGCTAAATTGTCATTCAAATAGATATTTTGTGAAGCATAAGCCATATATTTTTGTGAGCCAAACGCACGATTAAACGCAGATTCTTTCATAGCGTCAGCGGCACTTTCAACAAATCCCTGTTCCAGCACAAAGCCGTCACCCTTTAGGAATTTTGTGTCACTATGCAATCTGTTAGAAATACCCATTGCAACATAATATGGGTTAATAATGCTGACAGGGTTTGCAATCATATAAACCGGGGTATAATGGTTCTGCTCCCCGTTACCACGAGCAATGGAAGTGTGTACACTTAAAAACTTCTCAATCTCATTAGGTGCATATTTATTTGTTTCGGATTGAAACTCGTCAAACAGCATACACTTTGAATCAGAAAACAAGTGCGACAATTTCTTAATTTGGTCAGCGTTATTTAAGCAAATTGCATACCCGCATGGTTCATCATTTAGAAAGAGTTCTTTATACGTTCCTTTCATACGAGACTTATCAAACATAACGTCATTAGGGAAGAACAAAGTTTGTATATCCCGAAAAAATTTAGTTGCGCAATCAGCTAGTTCATAGGTAAACCGATACAGCAAGCAAAATTTTTCACCTTTACTCTTAAATCTATTGACCAACATACGGTTAAAGTATGTAGTTTTTCCTGCGGTTCTATTTGAGGTACAAATATAAATCTCTGGTTTTTCACCGTTTATATCCATTAAAGATAAAAGTTTTGTACCATCATAATATTGCCCCATTAGAAAAATCACCTCTTATCAAAATAAATTATAACACACCTCTTGCAAAAAGTCAAGAAGTATGGTATAATCCTTTTAATGAAACCAAAGGGGGGGAGCGAATAAGAGCGTGGAAGATTATGTAACTCAAAAACAGCACGATGAATTTTCAAAAACAATCGAAGCAAAATTCGCAGAAATTAAAGCAGAGGATAAACGCCAGAACGAGCGGTTAAAGCGCACAGAAGATTGGCAAGAAAAGTTTTCAGAAATGCAAGTAACCCTAAAACAGCAAGGGGATAACATAGAGAAACTTACGCTTAAAGTTAATGAGCTGATAGAAAAGCCCGGTAAGCGGTGGGAAACAACAGTTTCCTATGTTCTCACTGTTATACTCTCACTGGTTGCTGGTTACTTATTCAATTTATTATTCTAAAGGAGACAGGAGCATTATGACAATCAAGCAGAAATTAACAAGTCGTAAATGGTGGATGAGTGTTGCAGCCTTCTTAGCGTCAATCGGCGGTGCTATAAGAGGTGTAACCACTGAAAACGCTTCTCTTGTGACTGCTGGAATCATTTGCAGCGCACTTAGTTCTGCTATTTACACGTTCGCAGAAGCACTTGTTGATTACAGTGGTGTCACCAATAAAGTAGCATACGCTGAAATCGTCGAGGAGAGTGATGAATGAACGTAGATGAAATTATCGCTCTTGCAAAAGACACCGTTGTTAAATGGTACGGTGATAATAGGGTAATCATTAAAACCGAAGATGTGTTCATTGTGTGGCTATCAAAAACATTGCAGCATTGTAAACTGCTTCTTGGTGCCAATGTACCCGACAACACCTATTTTGAGTTTACCTACGACGGTGACAGAAAAATAGCTTACTTTGATGTGTACACAAAAACAGACAAATGGATTGTTAAAAGGGGTGGCTTAGATGTCTAAAACAAATAGCGGATTAGTTGAATATGCAAAAGCACAGGTTGGTTTACCGTATTGGTTTGGAACGTATGGACAAACAGCAAGTCAAAGCCTGTATAACACCATGAAAAATATGTACCCCGACTATTACACAGCCGATGATTTTTCTTCACAGTATGGTCAGCGTGTGCATGATTGTTCTGGTTTGATTAAAGGGTATCTATGGAGTGATTCTCCAACAGGAACACCTGCATACAACGCCAAACAGGACTTAAATGCTGCTGGATTCTATAGTACCGGAAGTAAAAAAGGTGCTATTGCCACATTCCCACGCACGAACGGGATGCTTGTGTTCAAGGGTTCAACCCCAGCGGGTATTAACCACGTTGGTGTTTATGCAGACGGGTATGTTTATGAAGCGAAGGGTCACAATTACGGTGTTAAAAAGACATGCTTCACCACAACGGGGTGGACATATTGGTGCCAGTGTTCGCTGATAACGGATGATTCAAGTGAAACATCTGAAACTGTCACAGAAGAAGTTACAGCCGATGAAGTTGAAACAGCTACGACAACCATTAACGGCGAAGTTAGAGCAACGGGCATTGCAACGTCTTTTGACAAAATCATTGCTGGTCTTTACGGTGTAACGGCTAAGAGCGGGTTAAACGTTCGCAACGCTGCTGGAACAAGTAATAACATTCTTGTGGCGTTGCCATATGGCTCATATGTACGAAACTACGGGTACTACACCGAGGTTGACGGTGTGAAGTGGCTTTACATTCAGTTCACCTACAACGGTATAAAGTACACCGGGTTTGCAAGCAGTGACTACCTGATTAAAACATGAGTTGGAGTGCTAAACCATCCGGGGGCTACGGCATATCATCCAATGAAGCTATCGGCAATATGCAGGAAATAGTCAATCTATTAGGTGATAGTTGGACAATGGAAGCCATATGCGGGATGATGGGTGTAATGTACGGCGAATCCGGTATGAATCCATGGCGCTGGCAAAGCGATGCCGTTGACCTCACATCCTCTGTAAAAGGTTATGGGCTTATGCAGTTCACACCCGCATACGGTTACATCAACAACTACGGTGTAGGAATTGACTATTTTGCTCCCAACTTATCTGTAACAGAGGTCACTAGCGGCGCGGCACCAACAGACGGCAGAGCGCAAATCTATGTCATAGACAACGATGTGGCGGGAAAATTTATCAACCGTTCAAGTTGGTGTAATTACTATGACATTTCCGGTTTCTACCCATTATCTACCTACAAAAAGCAAACAGACTTGTATGGGTGTACAGTAGCTTGGCTTTTTCACTATGGCGGCGGTGCTAACATGTCTGAAAGCGTTGCAGCCTTGCGATATGAATACGCTTGTACGATTTATGAGCAACTTACAGGGTATGAGCCAACCACACCCGATAATTCATCTGATGGCTACATCGACCCTGAAATTGTGAAAGATGATAGTGACAGTAGAATCATTAAAATCACGCCATTATATTCTGAGATTAAGCAAGGTGAAACTCAATACTATCGCGTGCAGTGTATGAAAGATGTACGAGATGTAATCGAAGAATACATAGATAACTATAGTAATCTTTCATACGATTCTCTATATTGGAAAATCACCTATAGTGTGTTATTAACCGTGTATGGTTCAGCAGATTTTGAGGTTGAGTATGTTGGGTTAAATCAGTATTCGCAAGGTACATATGGTGACACGTATTCAGACTTCATTTTCGCGGTGACACCCACAACAAAAGTTCGTGGGAACAGAATTTACACGGTTATTGCTGAAATTGATAAGTGCGACGGTTATTTCCAATGTTTAAAGATGGATGAATCCGACCCAGAGAACGTAATAGTAGCATTAGAATTAGGTGTTGATTTTACCGGAGAATACAGCACAGCTTATCTAAAAATATTAAGGTCAGATGAAAAGCACTCGTCAAGTCTTATTTTTAATCGACCAAAACCGAGAATTTTTACTTGACAGTCTTTTGAAAATAAAGTATAATATATGAAAAGGAGTATTAAAATGTTGTTTAACAAAGGGGTTTACGAGCATAAATCAGGGTTTGAAATCAGTGTCGATGAAGCAGGAGAAGTCATGCTTTCTCCCAACCACCCTGTAAGTATTAGACTTGCGGATATTTTTGGGAATGATTGCTGGACACAAAAAGACGCTACAACTACCACAGAAAGCGTTGAGGAGTGATATAAATGGCTGTCTTAAATAAGGCTGATTTTTTCAACCACCTTAACGACATGGTTGGCACCAACACTAGTGACGATGCTTTGCACTTCATTGAGGATATGACTGACACCTACAATGACCTTGAAAAACGGGCTAACGGTGATGGTGAAAACTGGGAGCAAAAATATCATGAGCTTGACAATGCTTGGAAAACAAAATATCGCAACAGATTCTTTTCGTCAGGTGGTCAGTCTAACCTTCCGAAAGATGATGACGATAGTGCAAATAAAGACCCTAAAGACGTTAAAATCGAAGATTTGTTCACTCCTACAGATAACAAATAATTATTAGAAATGAGGTAATATTATGGCAACTACTTCTTCTAGCACTACTCTTTCTGCTGGTGCAGTAGATATTCTGAACGCTATTCGCAACAGTGCAAGCGCGAACTATCGTGATTACGTTCCAGCAGCGGGTGATTATTCTGACATTCGTGAAATTGGCGCTATCATTATGGACTATCCTGCTTTGCAGAATGAGTTCCTTAATGCGCTCATTAACCGGATTGGACGTGTAATCCTGTCCAGCAAACAGTATAACAACCCGTGGTCGATGTTCAAGAAAGGCACCCTTGAATACGGTGAAACCATCGAGGAAGTCTTTGTTGAGCTTGCAAAGCCGTTCGAGTATGACCCCGCTGTTGCGGAAGATGAGCTGTTTAAGCGGCAGATTCCTGATGTGCGTGCGGCTTTCCATGTGATGAATTATCGCAAGTTCTACAAAACGACTGTACAGCGTGAAACTCTGCGTCAGGCGTTCCTGTCCGCGGATGGCATTGCAAATCTGGTTACGAAAATCATTGATTCTCTGTACACAGGTGCAAACTATGATGAGTTCCAGACTATGAAGTATATGCTGGCAAAGCATATTGCTAACGGTGAGCTTTATCCTGTCGAAGTAACTACACCTATCTCTGACAATGCAAGCTCTATCGTGAAGTCTATCAAGAACACGTCTAATATGTTCACCTTCATGTCCAGTGATTACAACCGCGCTGGTGTACACACTTATTCTAATAAGGATGACCAGTTTATTGTAATCAACAGCGAATTTGAAGCCACTATGGACGTTGATGTTCTGGCAGCAGCTTTCAACATGGATAAGGCTGAGTTTGCCGGACACCGTGTGCTGGTTGATAACTTTGGTTCTTTGGACACTGATAGGCTGAACGAACTGTTTGCCGATAATGAATGGTATGAGGAAATTGATGATTCTGTGCTTGAAGCGCTGAACACCATTCCTGCTGTGCTTGTTGATAGAAACTGGTTCATGATTGTAGACAACATGTTTACCCTCCGTGACCAAGAAAACGAGCAGGGTCTTTACTGGAACTATTTCTATCACGTTTGGAAAACCTTCTCCGCTTCTCCGTTTGCGAACGCCGCAGTCTTTGTTGCTGGTACACCGGCCGTGACGACGGTTACTATTAGCCCGTCCTCTGCGAGCGTGACCAACGGACAGACTGTGCTGCTTACTGCTACTGTCACAACTAAAAACTTTGCACCTAAGACTGTGACTTGGAGCAGCTCTAAAGAAAACATTGCTACGGTAAATATTTATGGCGAAGTAACTGCGGTTGAGGGCGCTTCTGGAACAGTGACCATTACTGCAACTTCTACTTATGATACCACTGTTAGCGCCGATGCCACTATTACAGTGTCCTAATGCGCACTTATAACCAGCTCTGGGGTGGCGCTGGTAAAACCCTTCCTTTCTTCCTGTGGAGTGCGCTATACTGTGTTTGTAGTATAGCGCATTTCTTAAATATAACGGAGGTACAAAATGGGCTATGTAGCGCCTAATACAGTGATATACCTATGCTCTGGTGTACCACTGGACAATAAATATAGAGATACCATTTACTTTACTACACAGACAAACCAGCTTATATATTTTGAGGGTAAGGTAAAGTACATGTTTGATTCACATTCGTATCAGCGGGTGGGAACAGGCAAAATCCGTGTCGCAGAGCTTGCCGATAACCTGTATGACTGCAATTACCTTTATTTCCAAAATACGAACTTTGGTGACAAGTGGTTTTTTGCGTTCGTTACAGGTGTCGAATATGTCAACAATGGAACATCAGAAGTTTCCTATGAAATTGATGTACTTCAAACATGGCACTTTGATTATAAATTGGGTTATTGCTTTGTTGAGCGTGAACACGTTACAGATGATACAATAGGCGCCAACGTGATTGCAGAACCAATTAACTTTGGTGACATGAAGTGTGTGGAGCTTGAACAAACAAATAGCTTGGCGAACTATAGTGCAATTATCGCAACTGGTTATGATGCTGACGATAGCACCCCTGGTGCTGTCTATTCAAATATACCGAGTGGATTAAACTATTTGAAATTCAATGCGGAGTACGGGACTTCATGGGCTCGTGCACTTGATTATTTACAAGCCGCTGTGGATGATGAAAAAGACGATGCTATTGTCGCTATTTGGATGCAACCAACAGAATTTTCAACGCTGGAAGAAGCTATCACAGATAATTGCCAGACAATTACGATTGATTGCCCGACAACGATTGATGGGTATTCACCTAAGAACAATAAATTGTTCACTTACCCATACTCATATTTAGGTGTTGACTCTGGAAACGAAACCGCTATCTATCGGTATGAGTGGTTTGCTCCCGAATGTGTTGATGCTTATGGTGGGTATCCGTTTTACCTTGTGGGTGTAACTTGTCCCAACCCTGAAATTCAAATGGCACCTATGGGTTACTGTGTGCAAAATTCACAGGTGCATCATAGTGGGAGTTATAATGACACCATAAATTTCAGTGAAGGTCTTACAATGCGTGACTTTCCACAAATCGCTTGGGCTTCTGACGCTTACCGGGCTTGGGTTGCAAATGGTGGGTATTATTCAGCCGCTTTGAATATCGCTGGTAGTGCTGCGGGTGCAGGTATTTCAGCGTTACAGGGAAATACCGCTGGCGTTATTAGCGGTATGATTGGTGTGGCTCAAACAATAAACACAGCGGCACATGAAGCTAATCACGGTGCAACAGGTCATGGCATACAGGGCGGAACTGCCGCTGTCGCAGGTCGGACGAAAGATTTTTACTTTAAGAAAATGCAAATCCAGTATGACTACGCTATGATGATTGATGATTACTTTACACGCTATGGGTATCAGGTGAATAAGGTAAAAGTACCATCTAGAAATGGACGGACGCGGTGGAATTACGTCAAGACTTCCGGTTGCATTGTGCTTGCTGACGCTGTGCCGGGTGATGATATATCTAAAATCGAATCTATCTATGATAACGGTGTAACATTTTGGATGAGTGGTTCATATGTTGGACACTATTCTGAGACTAACTCAATTTCATAAGGGGTGTTAAAATGGCAAAACGAAAAAATCAAAACCGCGAATTTTGGCAAAGCGCAAAAATCCAAAACGCCGGGATTATACAGTATTATAACCGCCTTACAGAATTGTCAATCTCAATGTTCGATTGGCAAGGTCTACCTGACACGGTTGACCCTCGTTTCTTAGAGCTTGCACTGTTCACCGATGGACACGCTATATTCTTTCAGGATGATGGGGGTCTTGGCTATCTTGCTTTGCGGTGTGCAATAGGTGGACACCTTGATGTGTACCAGATTCCGGTTGAAAGATATGCTTACGCTACAAACGGGTATTATAACGAGCTTAACGCAGAAAATAGCGTCATTATATTTAACAATATGATTCATACACCGTCTACGCTGGACGTTGAAGTATTTGCAACTCGATTGTCGGATTTGGATAGAGCGATTGATGTGAACGCAAAAGCACAGAAAACACCCGTTCTCATACAGTGCGAAGAATCTCAGCGTTTAACGATGAAAAACCTGTATGCACAGTATGAGGGCAACGCACCTGTGATTTATGGCGATAAAAATCTTAACCCTAACTCGATTAAGGTGCTGAAAACAGATGCACCATACGTTGCAGACAGTTTATATGAACTTAGAACGCAAATTTGGAACGAAGCGTTGACCTACCTCGGTATTTCAAATATTTCTTATCAAAAGTCTGAACGCTTGATTACCGATGAGGTTATCAGAAATCAGGGTGGCACCATAGCAAGCAGATATTCCAGATTGAACGCTCGTAGACAGGCTTGTGACCAAATCAACGCTATGTTTGGGTTGAATGTGACGTGCGATTACCGTGAGGATTATCGTGAGCTTGAAGGTAAAGAAATAACTTCCGAGACAGAAGATACAAACGGACAACAAGGCGGTGAGAACGATGAGTAAGTATACTACCGAACTAAGGTTTATCTGTGAGAGCTTGGCTGGATATGTTGAACAACAGGGATATGGAGCGGTTGATGATATTCTCACAACTGCTGCACCGTTGGTGTTCGACTTTGACTTCCCTATTTTTGATGAGGATTACCGCCTTGGGCTTGAAAAGAAAATCCTCAAACACTTTTATACAAGAGAAATATCCGAGGAAACAGTGGGTCTTTGGAAACTGCGCTTAAATGAGCGTATGAACTTGATTATGCCACTTTATAATCAAATGTATGAATCTGAACTAATCGAGTTTGACCCTATGCAGGATACCGAGTTGGATACTTCACATACGAAAGATGTTGACGGTAGCACAACTAATAACTCATCGTCTGCGTCTAACGGCGGCACGGAAACTGAACAGCAGACTATTTATAACGAAAGCGTCAGTAACGGGTTGATAGAGAATACTTCTACAAGTAAGGATACTTCCGAGGATACCACTACTAGAAACTATAAGGGTGATGTAATCGAAAGTGAAACTAAAGAAACCGGAAGTAGTGTCACAGATAAGACTACACAAGATGCTTACTCCGATACGCCACAGGGGTCGCTTGAAAATGTGGAATCTTTAGAGTATTTGACCAACGCAAGAATTGTGACGGAAGGGGATTCTGTAACAAGCACCGGAACAAATACTTATAATGCGAGTTCTGACACGGATGAAAATGGCACTGAAAATGTAACCGGGAATGAGAGCGGCAGAGTTAATAAGACAGGGGATTATGATAAGGACACAAGCGGGAGCAAAAATGTTGTTACTTCTGTGACTAATACAGGGTCGAATAGTGTGACAGGTGGTGGAACAAGCAATACCACAGAGGAATATATTCAGCATATCACCGGAAAACGGAGTTTAAGCTCGTTTAGTAAGTATTTGAGTGAGTTTAGACAAACGTTTTTGAATATTGATTCTATGGTGATAAATGAGCTGAACGATTTGTTTATTAACTTGTGGTGAGTGACATGGATATTATGGTTGAACACCCCGTACATTATCAGTCCAATAAGGGTATTGAAACGATTGATGTCATCGAAGCATTTACCGATGGGCTGAACGGGATAGAAGCGTTTGATACTGGAAATATTCTGAAATATGCTTGCCACTGGAAACTAAAGGGTGGCGTTCAAGACTTGAATAAGATTATCTGGTATTGCCAACACCTGATTGGTTATCTTAACGCAAATGAAAATAATGCTTGACAAAAGATTATAAATGTGATACCATTGATTAAAGGCGAAAGGAGTTTTTACTATGCCTACACCATACTAATTCACCAGCCCGTATACGGGGTATATGCCTAATACCGTTGCTCCGTATTTTGCTCCAACCCCGTCATATAATGGGTTTAATCAACAACCCCAGTCGTTCAATAGTATTCCAAAAGTTACTGGCTTTGAAGGGGCTAAAGCATATCAGATGGGTGCTAATCAATGCGTGGCGTTGGGGAGTGTAAGTCAGACTTATGCTGCAACAGCAGGTGAGCCTGTCAATTTCACGGTAACTGGGTTGATTAGAAATGCTTGCTGTGATGGCAGAAGTTTTGTTGAGTTTGTGCTTTCAACCGGTTCTGGCACAGTCTCCCAGAGCAATGTAATTGTTACAAAAATTTGAAAGGAGTGAATATAATGTTAGATGTGGAAAGACTTGATAAAGTCTGTGATGAAATTGAAGAACTCGAACAGGCTGAAATGTCGTGGAGTAATTTGGAGAAACTTAGTATTCTCTACATCATTGAACACCATACAAGAAAGAAAATGGAAATGGTGGGAATGGACGAATATGAAGGTGGTCAGATTGGATTTTCAACAGGTGGGTCTGGAAAGAGTTCAAGGAGTAGTGTTTCTGCTAGGGAACTTAGAGAAATGGCTAACCAGATGAACACACAGCAGTTGATAGATGTGATTGTTGGGTATGGACGTGAGTTAAACCAGAATGGGAGTAATGGGTCTTATAATAGACTGTATAACAGAATGAGGAGGTATAGTAATAATGGCGACAATAACACCGAACGATAAAGCTAATTTCTCACCTAATGATGGTACGTACAGTGGGGTGAAACCGTTTAGAGCGTGGGTGCAGATGGTGCTTCCACAGGTCTATAACGATGCTTTGAGTTATCAGGAATTGGTGTATAAGATGTTGTATTATCTTAATACGCTGATTAGTGATGTGGATACGGTTGAGAGTAATGTCACTAACTTGCATACTGCGTATGACGAGTTGGAAAAGTATGTGAATGATTATATTGATACTCTTGACGTGCAGGAAGAGATTAACAATAAACTGGATGAAATGGCTACGGATGGTACTCTTAGTTCGCTGATTAACCCCTTTATTCCTAACTTGGTTACTGCTTGGCTTGATGAACATATTTCGCAGGAAACTGGGTATGTGATTGATGATTCGTTGACGATTGAGGGTGCGGCGGCTGACGCGAAAGCAACAGGCGAATCTTTAGTGTGGAAATACGGCGGTTCTCTTTCATCTGTCAACCTTAATGACTATATGGAATCTGGTGTGTATTCGGTTTCACATGAGAATCTATCATCTGTAGAAAATGCACCGTCTGATTATGGTTCTGGAAATGCTACT